GATACCAGAAGCACCTGTTGCGCCACTGTAGCCAGAGATACCAGAAGCACCTGTTGCGCCACTGTAGCCAGAGATACCAGAAGCACCTGTTGCGCCACTGTAGCCAGAGATACCAGAAGCACCATTGGCACCACTATATCCAGATATGCCACTGTAGCCAGATAATCCAGCTAATTGTGTGACGTTATTGGTTACGCTGTTTTTGTAAAATAGCTTTCCGTCAGCTGCGTTAAGAGCTAACTCACCAGTAGCTAAATCAACCGCTGCGGGGGTCGCAGACGGTGTTGTGCTGTTATACAGTACTATTGGTGTGTGTCCGGATTGTGCCATATTTATTTCCTTAAATGTTCTATGACTTTCTGTGGTTCAACAAATCGATCGTTACTATGCTCAGTAGCTTCCCACCAAATAAACTGGTTAGGTACTAAGTAAGATCGATCTTTTAATAAGTTAATGTTCTCGGGGTGTCCAAAAATTAATGGATCAGACGGACCCCATAAAACAATTCCTTGCTTTCCTTCGTCCCAGGCAAGGTGCTGGAAAAAACTATCAACGCCAACCCAAGTGCGGCATTCTTGTATTAACTCACGCAGTCTGGGTAATGACATATTCTTTACAAACATATCAACTAACTGTTCTTCACCTTCTACGCCAACTTGGACAACTTGTTCAAACTTCTGAATTTCGTTAACTACTTTTTTCCAATATGGATAGTTTTTTGGGTTTAGCTTACCGCTGCGCAGTTTTTGTGCGTATGGGGATATGATAATCATAAGTACATCCCCCGAAACGCATCTTCTAAACTACCAGTCCAGTTGCGATGCGCCATCCATTTATAGACGCTCCAGTTGTCTACATCTCCAAATAACTGCTTTGCTTCGCCAATTGACTTACCTGGAATAATGTCTGGGTAGCAAGTAAACACTACTGGGTTTTTAATCTCTGGCAACACATGGCTAAATACAATATGATCGCCCATGCCACAATTTAAAACCACTACTGTTTTATCCCTGCAAGCCAACGTGTTTCTAAAAATCTGTTCGTCATGCGTATACAGTTCGGCGTTAGTTTCACTACGAATACCGCCTTTTGGATTTTTCATATGCCATGTTGTAGCATTTGGAACCGCTAAAACCTTATAACCTTTTTGGAACAAACCGTATGTGAATAAGGTTTCTTCCCTATGTGCTACCCGCGAAAGACCAGTATTAAAGTTGTACACGCCAGCACGGTATAAAAAAGTGCAGTGTAGATGTTCAACTTCCCTAACCATTGGAATAGGACTCCATTGGATATTGGGCTCACTGTCGATGTTATCAATTTTACCAGTTGCGTTAACATTTTCAAATAGATTTGGTGGTGTTAAGACCGCCCCTCCAATTGCTCCAACGTCACTCAATGCATGCAAGCACAAACTTCTTAATACATTAGGCTCAGGGATTGCATCGTCATCACAACGCCACACCCATTCGTACCCCTCGTGAAAAGCCTTGTCGTTGGCTTTTTGGTGAATGTGATGCTGACCTTTTTTGTCAGCAAACACCCATTCCCAAGGTATTGCCTTTAAATCTAACATCTGAAAAAAGTACGAATAAATCATCTCTTTTCGCATGTCTTCCGGTTCGTCATTATCATCAAATATCACCAGCTTGTCAACCGGCTTGGTTTGATTAATAATGGCGTTTAATACTAGGGGCAGTGTTGTATGGTAGCGCCCCCTTGTTGCTACCGAGCACAGTACCTTACTCATTGTCCCACCTGCAGATCATTAGGTTGCTTAAATTGTCATTACTTACTGGCACCATATCGTGTGAAATGTTGCCGTTGTGGCTGATGTACGTAAACTTAAAGCCAGGGAAATGACTTTCGTTTAATCCATGCAACCTGTGGTGTTCACCCCAAAAGCCTTTTGGCTCGTTGTGTGGCACCGTAATTAACAACCGCCTGCAATGCTGCTTTAACTTCTCTACAATCTCTAAACCATTGTCAAGGTGTTCAATCACCTCAAACGCCAAGATGGTGTCATACTGATCCAACTCGTAGGTATTAATATCAGCCCAATCAAAATGGCAGTTATCACCCCACTTTTGGTCACAAGCCACATCGACAATAATCGGATCGTAATCGAGTCCTAAATACTGAATGCGTGGTGCAAAAAACTGTGTACCATAACCAGTTGAGCAACCAATTTCTAACAGCTTGTTGCCAAAAATATTACGCGCTGCCCATTCATAACGCTGTGTCTCTCTAGGAAAAACCTCGTCGCCTTTGAGAAATACTGCTCGCTCGTAGTTGTTTGACAAGCGCCAGTAATACCAATCTTTATTGTACTTCTTAGCCAAATGCAACTCATTTAGCAAAAATTTTTGTTTCCACTGTTGCACCAATTTATCATCGTGCATAGTGCCTTCTGCTGCATGGTAGATTGGAAAGTCACCCTTGTAACCCACATCTACCAACTCAAAGCCAGCGTCTTGTGCCAACATGCAAAACTCAATGTCGTCGCACCCGCCCGTTTTGTATTCTTCGTTTAGCAATCCAATCTTTTGGAATACTTTAGCATCAATCATGGCACAGAAGAACACGATAAACTTGCGTTTAGTAATGTCTGAATTTTGTGTTAGTACACCGCTAACATCGCCTACATCCAAACGTTCTAGCCACTTGTTTTGCTGCTGTTCTAACAGCACTGTATCGTTATTTAACAATACAATCTTCTCACCCTTGCACACCCGAACGCCATTGTTAACGGCCTTTGGGAAACCTAGCGCCTCATTACTCCAAACCACATACAGATTAGGTATGCTAGTTTTTAAGTATTCCAAATAGGCTTTGGTATTGTCAACACATCCATTTGCCGATACAACCAACTCTACGTTGGTCATATCGGTGTATTTGATGATTGATTCTATACAGGGTTTTAAGTACTTCTCGCAATTGTTATATGTTGGTATAACTATACTGTATTTCATGTTTTCCTTTAAAGGTTTGTACAAACCTTCTTAGTATACTACATTTATTTAGAATGTGCCGCCATTAATACCTGCTGTAAATGCATCGGTTGTTGCGTTATAAGTCAATCCAGCGTTGGTGTATACTGCCTGACTTCCTGATCTGCCAGTTACCAATGTTGGGTATGTTACGGTTGCGCTAGTGTCAGATACGTTTACAGTGCTTGGAGCTGCACCAGAGTAACCAGACTGACCAGACGCGCCCGAGAAGCCAGATACGCCTGAGCCACTGTAGCCTGAGAAGCCAGAGATACCTGAGCCACTGTAACCAGAGAAGCCACTGTAACCGCTGATACCAGAGCCGCTGTAGCCTGAGAAGCCGCTGTAACCGCTGGTACCAATACCGCTGTAACCAGAGAATCCTGAGATACCAGATCCGCTATAACCAGATGTGCCGCTGTAACCGCTGATACCTGAGTAACCTGAAGTTCCGTTAGTACCGTTGGTTCCACTGTAGCCAGAGATACCAGATGCGCCAGAGAAACCGCTGATACCAGAGCCACTGTAACCGCTGTAGCCTGAAATACCTGAAAAACCTGAAGCTCCGTTAGTACCGCTGTAACCAGAGATACCGGATGCGCCAGAGAAACCAGAGATACCTGAGAAGCCGCTGTAGCCAGAAGTTCCTACTGCACCTGAGTAACCAGAGAAACCGCTAGTTCCAACAGCACCGCTGTAACCTGATTGACCGCTGTAACCAGAGATACCGGAGCCGCTGTAACCGCTGTAACCAGAGAAGCCTGATACACCGCTACCTGAGTAACCAGAGAAGCCGCTGATACCAGAGCCACTATAACCAGAGAAGCCGCTAGTGCCAGAGAAACCAGAGATACCGGATGCACCAGAGAAGCCTGAAGTACCAGATTGACCATTTTCACCAGAGATACCTGAGAATCCACTGTAACCAGAGATACCAGATGCGCCGGAGAAACCTGAAAAGCCTGATACGCCAGAGCCGCTGTAACCAGAGAAACCGCTGATACCAGAACCGCTGTAACCAGAAATACCAGAGAAACCTGAGATACCAGATCCGCTGTAACCAGAGAAGCCTGAAATACCAGATCCGCTGTAGCCAGAGAAACCAGAGTCACCAGAGTAACCTGAAACACCAGATGCACCAGAGAAACCTGAAATACCTGAGAAGCCGCTGTAACCACTGATACCAGATGAGCCAGAGAATCCAGAACGACCACTGTAACCGCTGATACCAGAGACACCTGAGTAACCAGAGTCACCAGAGAAGCCACTGTAACCAGAGATACCAGATGCGCCATCTTGACCAGAGAAGCCAGATTTACCGCTGTAGCCAGAAGTACCTACTTCACCAGAATAACCAGAGAAGCCTGAGATACCAGAGCCAGAGTAACCAGATTCACCGCTGTAACCAGAAATACCAGATCCGCTGTAACCGCTGTAACCAGAGAAACCGCTTACACCAGAACCAGAGTATCCTGAGAAACCAGATAAGCCAGAACCTGAGTAACCTGAGAAGCCTGAAATACCAGAGAAACCTGAAATGCCGGACGCGCCGGAGAAACCAGAAATACCACTGTAGCCAGATTTGCCTGAGTAACCTGAGATACCGCTGTAACCAGAAATACCAGAGAAACCTGAGATACCAGAGTCACCAGAAAATCCAGAGTAACCTGATAGGCCCATTGCACCTTGTAGGTTAATAACCCAAGGGTATGTTCCCATACCAGCATAATTATTCACATTAAATGAGAACAATCCTGTGGTTGGGTTGTATGCTGTAACAGTTACATCTGCATAGTTAGAAGCATCGTAAGCAATAACTGCTGTTTGACCAACAGTCCAGCTTAATCCTGTGCCAACAACGATGGCACCAGAAATATCACCTAAAGCAAAGTCTGGATCAGTACTGGTAGTCGCATATTTATCGCTGGCACCTGAAGTACCACTGTAACCAGAGAAACCTGAAATACCGGATGCACCACTGTAACCAGAGAAACCTGAGATGCCAGAACCAGAGTAACCAGAGAAGCCTGAGAAACCACTGATACCGGATCCGCTGTAACCACTGTAGCCGGAGAAGCCTGATGTGCCGATACCAGAGTATCCAGAGAAACCTGACAAACCAGAACCACTGTAACCTGAGAAACCAGACTCACCACTGTAGCCAGAGATACCGGAGTCACCACTGTAGCCAGAATCACCGCTGTAACCAGATGTGCCGATACCGCTGTAACCGCTGTAACCAGAGAAACCGCTGGTACCAGATGGTCCTACGATTGGGCCAGCATTAAACCATGATGTGCCGTTCCATACATATAAATCACCGTCAGCTGTAACAATGTAAGCATCGTTAACTTGGTTGCCAATTAATGGTAAGTCACCTACGGTTGCAACAGTACCTTTGAGGTTAATGCTGGTGCCTTGAGCTCCGCTATATCCAGAGTAACCAGAGAAGCCTGAAGCGCCATCAATACCGCTGTAACCAGATTGGCCGTCGATACCGCTGTAACCAGAGATACCAGAGTCACCAGAGTAGCCGCTGAAACCTGAAATACCAGATCCGCTGTAACCACTATAGCCAGAGAAACCAGAGATGCCTGAACCACTGTAGCCAGAGAAGCCAGATAAGCCAGAACCGCTATAGCCAGACTTACCACTGTAACCAGAAATACCAGATCCACTGTAACCACTATAGCCAGAGAAACCTGAGATACCAGAGTCACCTGTTGTACCTACTGCACCACTGTAACCAGAGAAACCAGAGTAACCAGAGAATCCTGATGTACCGCTGTCACCATTTTGACCATCTTGACCAGAGATACCAGAGTCACCACTGTAGCCAGAGATGCCTGAGAAGCCATTGTAGCCGGAAATACCTGAGAAGCCGCTGTAACCAGAGATACCTGAAAATCCGCTGTAACCAGAGATACCAGATGCGCCTGAGAAGCCGCTGTAACCAGAAATACCAGATCCGCTGTAACCACTATAGCCAGAGAAGCCAGATGTGCCAATACCGGAGTAGCCAGAGAAACCGGAAATACCAGAACCGCTGTAACCAGATTCACCACTGTAACCGCTGATACCAGATCCACTGTAACCAGAAAAACCAGAAAAGCCTGAGATACCGGATCCACTGTAACCAGAGAAACCAGAAATATTGGCAATTAAATACCAAGTTTGGATTCCAGCTGCGTATTGCCAAACAGTGTTGTTTGTAGTTTGCAAATATAAATCGCCGTCTTGGATACCAGGGATGGTAGATAACGGATCGTTTGGACCAGTAAACCATTCAGTTCCTCTAATACCTGAGTAACCAGAATCGCCAGAGAAACCACTGTAACCAGAAATACCGGAATCACCGGAGAAGCCTGAGATACCAGAGTCGCCGCTGTAACCTGAGATACCAGAGTCGCCAGAGAAACCAGAGATACCAGAGTCGCCAGAGAAGCCTGAAGTACCAGACTCACCTGAGAAGCCACTGTAACCACTAATACCAGAGCCGCTGTAACCACTGTAACCAGAGAAACCAGATGTACCAATACCACTGTAGCCAGAGAAACCGGAGGTTCCCATTTCGCCACTGTAGCCAGAGAAGCCTGAGATACCAGAGTCACCAGAGAAACCTGAGATACCGGAATCACCACTGTAACCAGAAATGCCGCTATCGCCTGAGAAACCAGAGATACCAGAGTCTCCGCTGTAGCCAGAAATACCGCTATCACCTGAGAAACCAGAGATACCGCTGTCGCCTGAGAAACCGCTGTAACCTGAAATACCAGAGCCACTGTAACCGCTGTAACCAGAGAAACCGGAGATACCAGAACCACTATAACCAGAGAAGCCTGAGATACCACTTCCAGAATAGCCCGATTCGCCACTATAACCGCTTATACCGCTTCCGCTGTAACCAGAGTACCCTGAGAAGCCAGAGATGCCAGAATCGCCTGAGAAGCCGCTAATACCGCTGTCACCACTGTAACCAGAGATGCCGCTATCGCCTGAGAAACCAGAAATACCACTGTCACCAGAGTAACCAGAGATACCACTGTCGCCACTGTAACCAGAAATACCACTGTCACCAGAGTAACCAGAGATACCTGAGTCGCCTGAGAAACCTGATGTGCCGGATTCGCCGCTGTAACCAGAAATACCGGATGCGCCATCTTGACCAGAAATACCAGAGTCGCCACTGTAACCACTGTAGCCAGAGAAGCCAGAAATACCAGATCCACTATAACCAGAGAATCCGGAAGTACCCATTTCACCGCTGTAACCAGAGAAGCCGCTGTAACCTGAGATACCAGATCCGCTGTAACCAGAATAGCCAGAGAAACCTGAAGTTCCTATTTCTCCAGAGTAACCGGAGAAACCAGATGCGCCAGAGAATCCAGAGAAACCACTAGCACCTGTTGTGCCAGTTAATTGCATTACCCATGAGCTGGATGGATCGCCGTTTGGTGTGCCAGCTTGACCTAAAATGTCAGCATAAATTGCCCAACCAAAACCACCTGCGTATTGAATTAAAGTAATTCTACCAATATAGTAATAAGTAGAACCACCTGTTTGGTCAACCAAATTAATGATGTTACCATCAGTAAATGCTTGTGGATCAGGAACGTAAAAGTTTACGTTGTTGCCAATGATTGAACCGTCAGTTGGGAATGTTTGTGAAGTGGGTTGGGAAATAAATCCAATACCGCTGTAGCCAGAAATACCGCTATCGCCGCTGTAACCTGACAAACCAGAGTCACCACTGTAGCCGCTAATACCGCTGTCACCACTGTAACCAGAAATACCAGAGTCGCCTGAGAAACCAGAGATACCGCTGTCGCCGCTGTAACCAGAAATGCCGCTATCACCAGAGAAGCCGCTGTAACCGGAAATACCGCTGTCACCACTGTAACCAGAAATACCAGAATCACCGCTGTAACCAGAAATACCAGAATCACCGCTGTAACCAGAAATACCAGAATCACCGCTGTAACCAGAAATGCCAGAGTCGCCGCTATAGCCGCTAATACCGCTGTCACCACTGTAACCAGAAATGCCGCTATCGCCTGAGAAACCAGAGATACCACTGTCACCGCTGTAGCCAGAAATACCGCTATCGCCTGAGAAACCAGAGATACCGCTATCACCACTATAGCCTGAGATACCAGAGTCGCCGCTGTAACCAGAAATACCGGAGTCACCTGAGAAACCGCTAATACCGCTGTCGCCACTGTAGCCAGAGAAACCACTATAACCAGAATCACCAGATCCGCCGCCAGAACCAGCTTGACCGCTGTAACCAGAGAAACCAGACAAACCATTTTGTCCGCTGTAACCAGAAACTCCATCTTGGCCCGAATAGCCTGATTCACCACTTAAACCATCTTGTCCGCTGTAACCAGAGAAACCTGATTCACCGTTTTGACCAGAGAAACCAGAAATACCGGAAGCGCCATCTTGACCACTATAACCAGAGATACCGGAAGCGCCATCTTGACCACTATAACCAGAGATACCGGAAGCGCCATCTTGACCGCTGTAACCAGAAATACCATCTTGACCACTGTAACCAGATTCGCCAGATAAACCATCTTGTCCGCTATAGCCAGAGAAACCAGAAGCTCCGTCAATACCGCTGTAACCAGAGAAACCACTTAAACCATCTTGACCAGAGTATCCAGATTCGCCAGACAAGCCATCTTGACCAGAATAACCAGAGAAACCTGAGTCACCATTTTGTCCTGAGAAGCCAGAGATACCAGAGGCACCATCTTGACCGGAGAAACCTGAAATACCAGATGCGCCATCTTGACCAGAGTAACCAGACTCACCAGACAAACCATTTTGTCCAGAATATCCTGAGAAACCACTGATACCAGAGAAACCTGATACGCCAGATCCGCTATAACCAGAAATACCAGAGAAGCCTGAAATACCACTGTCACCACTATAACCTGAAATGCCAGAATCACCGCTGTAACCAGAGATGCCAGACGCGCCAGAGAAACCAGAGAAACCGCTGTAACCACTATCACCTTGTGGGCCAACAATTGGGCCTACATCAGTCCATGCAGCACCAGTCCACACATACAAGTGACCGTTGGATAGAACAATATACGCATCGTTTAAATTACCGCTTGGAGGCAAATCTCCTGGCGTTGCAACGCTGCCAACAATATTAATTGATGTGCCTTGTTGACCACTTTGACCAGAGAAACCACTGTAGCCAGAAATACCAGAATCGCCAGAGAAACCAGAGATACCGGAAAAGCCTGAAATACCACTGTTGCCACTGTAACCGGAAATACCAGAGTCGCCTGAGAAGCCGCTAATACCAGAGAAGCCAGAAGCGCCAGAGAAACCTGAGAAGCCAGACAAACCATCTTGACCGCTGTAACCAGATTCACCAGACAAACCATTTTGTCCTGAGAAACCAGAAATACCAGATGCGCCATTTTGACCAGAGAAACCTGAAATACCAGATGCGCCATTTTGACCAGAGAAACCAGATTGACCGCTTAAACCATCTTGTCCGCTGTAACCAGATTCACCAGACAAACCATTTTGTCCAGAAAAACCTGAAATGCCAGAAGCACCATTAATGCCGCTGTAACCGGAAAAACCACTTAAGCCATCTTGACCTGAGTAACCTGATTCTCCGGATAAACCATTTTGACCACTAAAACCTGATGCACCATTTTGACCAGAGAAACCAGAAATGCCGGAAGCGCCATCTTGACCAGAAAAACCAGAAATGCCAGATGCACCATTCTCACCGCTGTAACCAGAGATACCGGATGCGCCATTTTGACCGCTGTAACCTGATTCGCCGTTTAAACCATTTTGACCGCTGTAACCTGATTCTCCAGAAGTTCCGTTTTGACCGCTGTAACCAGATGTGCCGTCTTGTCCGCTATAACCAGAAAAACCAGATGCACCAGGGCCGCCACTATAACCAGAATATCCACTATATCCAGAATCAGAAGCTGCACCATCTTGACCGCTGTAACCAGAAAAACCTGAAAAACCGGATGTACCATCTTGACCACTATATCCAGAATCACCAGATACACCATCTTGACCACTGTAACCAGAATAACCAGATGCGCCATCTTGACCACTATATCCAGAAAAACCTGAATAGCCAGATGCGCCAGACGTGCCGCTACCACCACCGGTAGCTGGCTGTAAAGATAAATTGCCAGCGCCATCGGTGGTCATTACATAACCAGATGCGCCATCGGCTGTTGGGTATGCTAACCCAGTAATTGTGATTTGTGTGCCGGAAGTTAATACGGCGTTAACAATATTGTTCGGTGTTGCTTTGGTTGTAGTTGTGCCGCCGTCTGATACCAAAGGCAATACGTCATTATCCGGTGCAACAGTTGTCACCGGAGGCAATTGTGTTATTTTTATATCTGCCATATTAATTTGTCACCAATAAGTCGTTATTTTGGGTGGCGATAATGTCGCCAAATTGTGTAATGATGTATAAACCTGTTTCATACGGGGGCGCGTAACTAGTAAAAATTGTGCCACCGCCAATACCATAAAGCGCAATTACTTGAATAGCTTGTCCGCTACTGGTATTTACTCTATCAACTACTCCTGCAGATCCGATAGCCATAATTAACTCGGCGTTAAAGTGCTAGAAGCGGTAAATAAATTCCAATTTGAAGTAGGCAATTGACCGCTTGCAACAGCAATTTGTAAAGTAGTAATGTTCCAAACAATACGTCCGGTTGCTTTTCCTACTGTGTTAATAGCTGAAGCAGGATCAGTCAAATCACTTGTTGTTACATTATCCAACACAGCTACATTTGCCAAGTTGGCAATGTCTTGTGTTTGAGTTTGTTTTGTAATGCCTCTTTGCACAACAACAGCCAGCTCAGTTCCTGTTAGAGCGGTTGCTACTGGTAGTTGCGATATACTTTGATCGGCCATGATTTATGTAATAATATCGCCAGGTTCACCAGCGGTTGTAGCTTTTTCTTTTGTTTGAGTAATAAATATTGAGTTGCGATTAGGATTGTTTGGTTGACGTACAAGCTGTCCTGGAGGACTGTCAATTGGGCCAGTGGGTGCGTCACCAGTTACTATCTGTTGACCGCCAATTGGACCTGTTGCCACGCTTACATCTGGGCGTGGGAACCGCAATGCAATATTTTCTGTTTGTATGGCAGGTAAACGCCATGGGTCAAAATTATCTTTATCTTCTGCACATACCCGCATCCCAGGGAAATTGGGATCGGGCATTAAATCTACATAAGCAAACTTGCGCGAACATCTGTCACATATTGCTACGGACAGAACACTGTTACCTCGAGTATCAAGGTAGACAGGCATAATTAGCCTTTAACGCCAGACTGCAGTAATGTCAATGTTGCTGTGCCAGTTCCGGCTGTAACATTTAAACGAATTGCAGCAACGGCAAAAGCAAAGTTGCCAGATTGATTAGAGTTTTTTGAAGTTAAATCAGGATGATTGAACCAAGTTGCGGTGCCTGGTGTGTAATCTGCAGTAAACGGATTGTCAAACGAATACTGTACAGAATAAGTCACAGAGCCAGACACAACAATGCCAAGACCCACGTTAAATGGGTTTTGATATTGATCCATTGGAACTGGTGCGGTTGCCCCAACTCCAGTTTGTGATACGGTTATTGCTCTCATGTTACTCTCCGAAAGGTCAAACGGCGGGACTTGCCCGCCATTAAATTAGTTATTGGTATAACCAGAACCGTAAGGAGTAATTGTGCCATCAGGATTACGTGCAGTGTAAACAACAGAGAACACACCAGCAGAATCATCGGAACCAGCAGCAGCACGTAATAGTGATGTTGCAGTGCCAGTGTTAGCTGAAAGAGTTACGTTGGTTAGTACGTTAATTGATGGTGCGTTAGTTGCTACAGTACCAACAGATACGCCATCCAAAGTCACAGCACGTGATGTGCCAGTGTTGGTTGGGTAAAATTGTACATAGCTGATGCATGAACCAGCTGGCAAGTATACAACTGCATCAGTTGCAGTAGTAACAGTAACTTGTTGACTTAGTACGGCTGCACCAGTATTATCTGGGCTTGTTGTACCATCGTTGCTAGTTGTTTGGCGTGTGTTTACACGAATCGGTGCTGTAAATGTACTAGACATTATTTTATTCCATTTCTCAGTGGGTATCCCAAGCTGTCTCTGAGTCGTAGTACCGGGAAGGGACGGTATTCAGAATGGGATTAATCTTCCTATAACTACTTATGCAACTTTTATTAAAAATCCGCCCTAAAAAGCAAAAAAGCTACCCGAAGGTAGCTTTTTTGTATTGCTAGGAGTATTAAACGCCTTGTGTACCGTAAATGTTACGTGCGTCGTGCCAACCAGTAGCATAACGCTCGGTTGCTTTGTAACGCATAGAATCAGTTTCGAAGTCGCCTTCCATGGATTTCTCCATTGGACGACGCATAACGAGCATGAGACCATTTTCAGCATCAGTCTGAACCCACCAAGCTTTGCTAGAGGTCAAACGTGTTACCACGTGTGTACCTTTAGGCAACATGCCTGTTGATTTGATTGGGTTCAAATCGTTGTCGGCTGTACCAGAACGGAGAACCGATTTCAGAATTACTTCTGCTTGGAACTCGAGTGCTGGAGGAACAACTAACTGTTCTGCTTTCAAACGAATACGCTTACCGTTGTTGTCAATAGCGCCACGG